CGTCGCCAATTAAGGATCCCAAAGACCTCTCCGTTGAGAAGCGTCGTACGACAACGTCATACGACATACTTTTCACCGCGAAGTCTGGACCGAATGGCGGGCCCGCAATGTTGGGTGTGGGTGCTGACGCATTCGCCTGGCGATGCCAACCTAGAAACTTAGTTTCCGAGTGGCTGACCCTTACGGGTGCGGAGATCACTCAGGGGTGGCTTGAAAAAGCCGCCTCTGTCTGGGTATCACAAGTGCACTCCCTTATTAACCCGATACCCGGGACTCTCAAAGCTCCTTGGGGATACGTCCGCGAACTCTTTATGGGTCCGAACTCAGTTTGGATCTGTAATGAATTCAAAGACGTCCTCTTGAAGTTTAAGACTTCCGGGGGGGACCTTTGGTCCCGACCTGTTCTAAGGCGTCTTCACGCCCTCTATGAACCAGCCGGGAAGGTTAGGGTGATTGCAATTGTGGATTACTGGACACAGCTAGTTTTAAAGCCTCTTCACCTCTGGATGTTCCAGATCCTGAAGTTAATTCCTCAGGACGCTACCTTCGATCAAGAAGGAAAGCTACTGGAATTCTCCAAGAGGGGATATTCGGAGTTTTACTCCTATGACCTAAAGTCAGCGACGGATCTTATTCCGTTGCGACTTTATGAAGAGCTCTTTAAACCTATGCTCCCTAGTAAGATCCTCTCCTTATGGCTAGAGTTACTGGTAGGACTTCCGTTTCTCAAACCCAAAGAGATGTTTCATGAACACCCTAACGTCGGATTGAAGAATCCAACATTAGAAGACATAAATCATCTCAATGAGTCTGGGTTCGTGAAGTATACCTGTGGACAGCCTATGGGGGCTTTGTCCTCATGGGCTTCAATGGCCCTGGTGCACCATGCACTAGTATGGTTCGCAGCGTTCAAAGCGGGGGTTCTCCGTGAGGAGACATCACCGTTACGACGTTGGTCACTTTTCACTGGGTACCTTGTACTTGGTGACGATATAGTGATAGCGGATGCTAAGGTCGCGGAGGCATACCTGTTCATTTGTACCACGCTTGGGATCAAGATTGGTCTCTCGAAATCGTTCATTAGTGACAAACTGATGAACTTCGCGAACCAGACTTATCTCAAGGACGTCAATATCTCTCCTCTCTCACTACGTGAGGAACTGAACATACGAGGATTGCATCCTCGTATGGAATCAGCGCTTCGAGCTGTGAGAAGAGGTTGGATAGATCTTGGGAAAAATGGATGGGTTGCACCGCTTCTGAAGTTATTCGTTCGACCCCCAACTTGGGAGTTGATCCGAAAAGATCTCCAGAGTGGTCAAAACCATCCACTGGTGAATTGGGTCTTATCGGCCCTGTTCGCTCCAGGAAGCAATAAAGTATCGCTCCTGAAACCAACAGTTTCCATTGAGGAATACCTGGCGACTATGTCGCGGAAAGTACTCTTGTGGAATAAGCCTCTTAAGGACCTGGCCCTTTGCTGTGAAGCAAAGAGACCGTCCGAGTATCTTAGAACTCTCCTGCTTGTGAAAGCACGAAAGTTAAAAGAGGAGCTCAAAAGAGGCTCCGAGCGTCTGGAAGGATTTGAAATGTTCCTGCTTAGGCAGGCAAGGGGAGATATCGTATCTCCTCTATTCATGTCTTTCCAGTGTACCGCTCGGAAGCGTATTGAGTGGTGGCGAAAGGAATATAACTGGATTCTAGTTAGTTCTGAATGGTCGCTGACCATGGAAGATCGCGCTTATCTACGTTTCAGTGAACAGCCGAGCCTGGAGGCTCTGCTTCTTCTCATTAACGAAGCTGAGCGAAGTCTACCCGTGATCCCGTCTTATGAAGGTAAGTCATTAAACGACTTTTTCTCGTCGGAACGAGTTTCTGATGAGTCTAAAGTATTTAAAATTTATCTGAGGCAGATGGAGCTTTTAAAGGCTACAGATGAGCTCTTCCCAGACTCACCTTAGCTGCACTTAGGGCCCTCCCTGTGAAGGGAGGGGGCAACCTGAACCGGTCACGGAGTGACCAGGAGGAGCAACCTGTAAAAACCGCTCTGGCCCCTAATCGAAATTGATTTACCC